AGCGGTCAAAGATACAGTATAATTACCGAAGACGATTTTATCGTACCCCCAGATTGTTATGATTCACTTTCAAAAGATCCGTTGGAAGAACTTCCTGAGCACGGGTAATACCTTTAGTGAGATTGATTTTACAGCAGCTAGAACTAACCTCATTGTAGGAACTAACGGAGCAGGTAAGAGCACCATTTTGGATGCGCTTACCTTTTCTTTGTTTGGGAAACCATTCCGTAAGATCAACAAACCGATGCTGGTGAATAGCATCAACGAAAAGGATTGCATTGCTGAGATTGAATTTAACATCGGTAAGAAAGAATACAAGCTTGTTCGTGGTATCAAACCAAACAAACTTGAGATCTATTGTGATGGTCGTCTGTGGAATCAGGAAGCATCGCTTGTAGATCAACAGAAGAACTTTGAGAACAATGTTCTCAAGATGAACTACAAATCATTTACACAGATTGTGGTGCTTGGTAGCAGCACTTTTGTACCATTCATGCGTTTGTCTCTGGCACAGCGTCGTGAGATCATCGAAGACATTCTTGACATCCAAGTCTTCTCCACGATGAATGTTGTGCTTAAGGATAAGATCCGTGAGAACTCTGAGGAGATTCGTAACCTAGAGTCAGAAATTTTTCTTCTGGAAGAGAAAGTACAACTCCAGAAGAACTATATGTTTGAGTTGGAAAAACAAAACAAAGAAGCTGTAGCAAAGAAGACTGAAAAGATTAACGAGTATAAAAAAACTGAACTCCAGTCTAACGAAGACATTAGCATTCTCACACAACAAATCAGTAAACTTAATGAAGAAATGCAGGAGTATAAAACTTCTAGCGAAAAGATCAAAAAGTTAAACACTTTTCTCATTAAAGTGCAGTCTAAGTTAGATACTTGTAAAAAAGAACATGACTTCTTTGAGAAGAACCATGTCTGTCCTACTTGCACACAGGATCTTTCTGATGAGTTTCGTGATGAAAAGTTACAGACTGGTCAGACAAAAGTTGATGAGATGTTGGTAGGTTACAATGATATTCTCTCTGCAATTGGGGAGGAAGAGTCCCGATTTGCAAAGTTTACTGAGTTATCTACAGAAGTTAATAACATAAACAACACAATTTATCAAACAAATTGTCAGATTACATCAACTCGGAAGTTAATGGAAGATCTTCAAGGAGAGATCGTTGAGTTGCAAGCTATGAATCCTGACAAGAAAGCAGAGTTTGTAAAACTAGAGACGCTGGTCAACTCCAAAAAGCAACTCAACAAAGACTTTGGATCACTGAAGCAGGACAAAGCAATCTTAACAACGGCTACACAATTGCTAAAGGACAGTGGTATCAAGACTAGAATCATCAAGACATATCTGCCTACGATGAACAAACTGATCAATCAGTATCTTCAGCGTATGGATTTTTATGTCAATTTTACTCTCAATGAGAGTTTTGAAGAGACTATTAAATCTAGATACCGTGATGTATTTTCTTATGAATCTTTCAGTGAGGGAGAAAAAGCTCGTATCGATATCGCTTTGCTGCTTACTTGGCGTAGTATTGCTAAACTTAAGAATTCTGTGGATACTAACCTCCTCATTCTAGACGAGATCTTTGATGGATCTCTTGATCAGTCTGGCACATCTGATCTAGGATGGATCCTCCGTAACTTTGATGACTCTACTAGAGTGTTTGTCATCAGTCATAAATCTAATATAGATGACAAGTTCGACAGGACTTTGACCGTTGATAAAGAGAAGAATTTTTCTGTGATCACAGAGACAGCAAACGAAGTGTCCCATGCCCTGGTTGGGTGACCACTCCTGCTGTATGATATGTCCATACACGCAGAGATTAGATGACCACCCAGCAGATCAAAGGTAACCTTGCTCGCTTGCTCGCTACTGAGAACCTCATTGTAGAGCATCGTAAGGTCTCTACAGCGTCGTTTGATGTTGACCGCCGTGTCCTTACTCTACCGAACTGGGACCGCGCTTCTAACATCGTTTACGACTTGCTGGTGGGTCATGAGGTTGGTCACGCTCTGTTCACCCCCAATGAAGATTGGAACGATCGTGCTACCTGCCCTCGTGACTACATCAATGTGGTTGAGGATGCTCGCATCGAAAAACTGATGAAGCGTAAGTTCCCTGGTCTGCGTAAGTCTTTTGCTGGTGGATACACTGAACTCAATGAGCAAGATTTTTTTGGTATTGCCGATGAAGATCCTGAGACTTTCAGTCTGATTGATCGTATCAATCTGCATTTTAAGTGTGGTGCTACCTCCCTCATGCCTTTCGATGACGAAGAGAAAGTCTTTGTGACTCGCATCGATACATGTGAAACTTTTGATGAGGTCTGTCAGATTGCAAATGACATCTATGCTTTTGTGAAGCAACAGAAAGAACAGCAGAAGCAGGAAGATCTGCCTATGGATGCACCACCATCTCCTCAATCTGGTAACAACGACAGTAAGCAAGAACAGACTCCTACTGGAGACTCTGAAGAGTCTGATGATACTGAGATGAAAGATGATGCTCTTCAGTCAGTCAGTGATGACATGGACTACGATCCAGATGCTGATGAAGATGAAGAAGAGTCTAAGACTCAACAAAATTTTGACAGTGCATCTAACCAACTGACTGATTACAGTAGTAAGAATCTTGTCTATGTGGAGATTCCTGAGAAAATTGACATTAATTCTATTGTTGTTGACTGGAAAGAAGTCCATGACTGGATCGATGGAGAGTATGAAGCAGGTCGTGCTGGCATACATAGTGAACTGAATGAAAAATGTGATCGCGAATATCGTGAGTTCCGACAGAGTTCGCAGAAGGAGGTGAACTACCTTGTCAAGGAGTTTGAGTGCCGTAAGTCTGCTGACGCTTACGCTCGTGCTGGTCAATCTAAGACTGGTGTGCTTGATACTTCTAAGTTACATACTTATAAGTACAACGAAGATCTTTTCAAAAAAGTAACCATCATGCCTGATGGTAAGAACCATGGCATGTTGTTCCTGCTTGACTGGTCTGGTTCTATGGTCAATCAGATTCACTCTACATTTAAGCAACTCCTCAATCTGACTGCATTCTGTAAGAAAGTGCAGATTCCTTTTGAAGTGTATGCTTTCACTAATGAGTGGCGTATTGTCAATCACATCAAAGAGAATGCTGGTGAACTTGATCCTACATTCCACTTCCGTAGTGTGAAGCGTCACAATCTTACTGTTGGTGAGATCTCCATCAATCCAGAGAATTTCAATCTGGTCAACATCATTTCGTCTCGCTCTAATAGTAAAGATTATGAGCGTCAGTGTAAAAACATCTGGCATATTACTAGTTCTTACGACGACGGCACATATTCACATTCCAAAATTCCTTACGGCATGGAACTTTCTGGTACTCCATTGAATGATGCTATCGTCTGTATGAACTACATCATTCCTCAGTTCAAGAAACAGAATGACTTGCAGAAAGTCAATCTTCTTGTTCTCACTGATGGTGATAGTTGCATGGTTGGTTATGGTCGTCGGTCATTCGACACTTATACAGATGAAGAGAGAATCTATCGAGCTCGTATCGGTCAGAATGTTTCTCTGCGTGATCGTAAGACGGGTCGTGTGTATCCTGCATTCCAAGATGCTTTCCATGATGTTACTAATACACTGATTCAGCAGGTTCGTGACCGTTTTCCTGAGGTCAATGTTCTCGGTTTCCGCATTCTTTTGGGTTCTCATCTGTCCAATTTTGTCCACAACTATGGTCGTGGGTATGAAGGATACTCTGATATTGTGACTCGCTGGAAGAAAGAAAAATCTGTGGTAATCCAGAATCCCCTGTCATACTCTGCGATCTTTGCCATCCAGCAGAACAGTCTGGAGTCTGATACCGACTTCAATGTTGAAGCAGGTGCTAAGAAGGGTGAGATTAGTAAGGCGTTCAAAAAGATGCTGAAGAGCAAGTCCACTAACAAAAAACTACTCAGTTCTTTTGTCGGATATATTGCTTGACAACTTCGCGTTTACCCTATATAATTCTAACATCCCGTTCGTGGGAGCTCCCTATCAAAACATCTAGAACTAAACATGCGTAAGTGGAAATCCATTTGCCTGCAGTACAAAAAGTATGAGCAGGTACATAAAGAAAACATCATGCTCGAAGCATTTAAGATGCAACTCAGGGCAAACCCAAACAGTCGCCAGGTGAGATTCATTCGTAACGCTGCTAAGCGTTACTGCCTCACAAACTTTCCTACTGAATATCGTCAGATGGAAGAGAATGACTGGGATGATGTGGCAAAACGCCTGAGTGCTACATGGCAGCAGGAAAAGAACATTAACGATAAGTTTGCAAACTATCGTGAGGCATATCCTTCTTTCTTCTGGACTTCTAACCAGGAAAAGTCTGTTAGTGTCAAGGCTGTAATGTCTCAAATCAAACTTCCTTTTGACATTGACACTGTTGATGTTGCTACCCTAGCAGAACCAGCACCTTTGGTTGATGTGAAGAAACCATTTGGTCAGGCATACATGTCACCAAAGCAACAAGCTGCTTATGATGCTGCAAAGGCACAGGTGGATGTAACTCCTGTTTCTCCTACCACAAAAACTGCTGTTGTTCCGCCCACCGATGACATTCTCACTAAAATGCTCAGCATGTTTAGTTCGGCAACGATGACCACGCCAGACGGAACCAAAATCCAATTCCAAAAGTGACACACACCGCCCCTGACGGGGCGGTTTTTTTGTATATAATATGTGCATACAACACAAAGAACTCAATGCCTGCTCGTTCTGACCTAACCACCAACCAACTGACTGGATATCTCTCTGAAAATTACGGTAATGACATCAATGCTGAGAATGTTCGGTCTGCCTGCGATCACTTTGGTGTAACCTACGCTACTGCTACCAAGCGCCTGCGTGACTTTTATGTCAAGCGTGGCACTTGGAACCTGACTGTTCAAGAGAAACTTGAGCAACAGTATCAAGCACCTGCTGCTGTTCCTGTTACCGCTCGGGAAGAACAGAACCTTGTTCCTATCAAGGATGACAATTATGTCCCGTTCGGTAACTTCTCTGATGTAAAAAAAGTCATCCAGTCGCGACTGTTTTACCCTGCTTTCATCACTGGTTTGTCAGGCAACGGTAAAACTTTCTCTGTTGAGCAAGCATGTGCTGCTCTAAATAGGGAGTTGATTCGTGTGAACATCACCATTGAAACCGACGAGGATGATCTTATTGGTGGTTTCCGTCTTGTTAACGGCGAAACTGTTTGGCATAATGGTCCAGTCATCGAAGCTCTGGAGCGGGGAGCTGTGCTGCTTCTAGATGAGGTTGACCTGGCATCTAACAAGATTCTTTGTCTGCAATCTGTGTTGGAAGGCAAGGGTGTCTTCCTGAAGAAGACAGGTCGCTATGTTCAACCTGCTCCTGGTTTCAATGTGATTGCTACTGCCAACACCAAGGGCAAGGGCAGCGATGACGGTCGTTTTATCGGCACGAATGTTCTCAACGAAGCATTTCTTGAGCGTTTTGCTATGACCTTTGAGCAGGAGTATCCTACTGTCTCTGTAGAGACTAAGATTCTTGAGAAAGTTTCTGCTTCTCTTGGTGTCAGTGATCAAGATTTCTGTGTCAATCTTGCCAACTGGGCAGATATCATCCGTAAAACTTTCAAAGATGGTGGTATCGATGAGGTGATCTCTACCCGTCGTCTGGTCCACATCATGCGTGCCTTTGCGATCTGGGGTGATCGTATGAAAGCGATCAAAGTTTGTGTCAATCGCTTCGATGATGAGACTAAGCAGTCATTTGTCGAACTTTATGATAAAATTGACGCTGACATTCAAACTGAAGAGGAGTCTGCTGAATGATGATTACTAAAATTCAACCAGGAGATTGTACTTTTATTGGCAGTGTCATCCGCCTTCGTGGCGGTGGATCTGCCCGAGTGACCAAAGTTGATGGTGAACATATTCACTTTCTCAGTCTTGACGGTCAATCTGATTTCTGTTATTATGATCAAATCGAATACGTCTGTACACCATGATGAAGTATGATGAAGACGCAATTTTGAATGAGTTGCGTGACTATATTATCTCTACTTACAACCAACACTATTCGGCAGGCAATGATGCTATCCAAACTCTAGATCTAATCGAGTCTTGTGGTGATGCAGAAGCATTTTGCCGATCGAATATTCTAAAGTATGCATCACGATATGATAAGAAAGGAACCGCTCGTCGTGACATCATGAAGATTCTGCACTATGCTGTGCTTCTGATGCACTTCTCTGACAAATCCATCACCACCGAAACTTACCCTCAATGAGCACCGTCATCCTTTCAAACAATACTCTCAATGTCCTCAGAAACTACAGCACAATCAACTCATCGATTGTATTCCGACAGGGCAACACCCTACGAACCATCTCTAATGCTGAGAACATCCTCGCAAAGTTTACTAGCGAGGAAGTTTTTCCGATGGACTTCGCTATCTATGATCTTAGTCAGTTCCTTTCTGGGATCTCTCTGTTTAGCAACCCTCAGCTTGAGTTTGACAACGAAAATTTTGTCACTATCCGTGGCGGTCGTCAGTCTGCTCGCTATTATTTTTCTGACCCAGAGATTACGCTCAAATCTGCTCCAGAAAAAAATGTGAAGTTCCCTGGTGCAGACATCCAGTTCAACATGGATGATCAGTGTCTCAGTGATCTGCGTAAAGCATCTGCTGTCTACGGTCTTCCTGATCTGACATTCAAGACGGAAGCATCTCAGGACCAAGTAACCCTGATTCTGCATGACAAAGAGAATGAGACTAGTAACACTTACGAACAGGTTGTAACTGGTTGCGCTACTGGAGACTTCTCACTTGATGTGAAGATCGAAAACATTCGTGTTCTTCCTGGTCAATATTCCGTCAAGGTTTCTAAGCATCTCATCTCTGAGTGGACTAATATAAACACCGACCTTACTTATTACATTGCCTTGGAGCCCTGATGAGACATATCCTTTTTACACTCAAAGAGTGTAACAAATCGTTCTTGGATGACGAACAGTTTGTAAGGGATGTTGTCTATCAGGCATCAGTCAAATGTAAATCAACTCTACTAGCACTTAACTCACATAAGTTTGATCCGCAAGGTGTAACTTGTATTGCTATGCTTGCTGAATCCCACATCAGCATTCATACTTGGCCAGAGAAACGCATGGCAGTGTGTGATATTTTCACATGTGGTGAGCATACTAGACCCAAAAAGGGTGTAGAATATATGCAACTGATGTTCGATGCCAAGGACATCATCTGTAAATCCTTTACGAGACCGTTGGAATGAGCAAAGAGTTTCTGTGGGTGGAGAAATACCGCCCGAACATTGTCGAAGACTGCATCTTGCCTGATAGCATCAAGCAGGTGTTTCAGGGTTTCGTCAACCAAGGGGAACTCCCTAACCTGCTGCTGAGTGGCACTGCTGGAGTCGGCAAGACTACCATCGCAAAGGCGTTGTGTGAGGAGATTGGTGCTTCTTACATCGTGATCAATGGATCTGATGAAGGACGCTTCCTAGACACCGTGAGGAACCGTGTCAGACAGTTTGCTACGACAGTCTCACTGACTTCTGGTGCCGCCCACAAGGTGGTTATCATTGATGAGGCAGACAACACCACTAACGATGTTCAACTGTCTCTCAGAACCGCTGTTGAGGAGTTCCACAGCAACTGCCGTTTCATTTTTACCTGCAACTTTATCAATAAAATTATTGAACCGTTGCACTCCCGCTGTACTGTTGTTGACTTTCGCATCAAACCAGAGCAAGCGACAGTATTGCAAGGTCAATTCTTCACTCGTTTGAAAACTATCTTGACCCATGAACAAGTCGAGTTTGAGGACAAGGTTATTGCTAAGCTTGTCCGTAGGTATTATCCTGATTGGCGTCGCCTTATTAACGAGTGCCAACGGTATGCCGCTACTGGTAGTATTTCGTCTGCTATCCTTGTGGATGTTGCTGATGTTAATCTGGATGCACTACTTGCGTCCCTGAAGAAGAAAGAGTTTACTAATGTCAAAACCTGGGTTGTCCAACACATGGATAATGATCCCAGTATGGTTATGCGTAAAGTCTATGATAGTCTGTATGGTGTATTGAAACCTGCTTCTATTCCTGAGGCAGTCTTGATCATTGCAAAGTACATGAAGGACATCATTATCGTTCCTGATCAGGAGATCAATATGCTTGCCTGTTTGACAGAGATTATGATGAGTTGTGAATTTCGATGACTAAAAAAACTACCCCACAAAATGTAAAAGAAGCACATGAAGGACTTTTTTATGCTACAATGAATCTACCTGCTGCAGCTGCACACTGTGGTATGACCCAGAAGGAGTTAAAAATGACGTTCTTTGAGTATCTTAAGTACAATGCCCCAAACTTTGAAATCACTGAAGACACCGCTCCGTTACCCAGGGGGCAAAAGCAGGGCGCTAGCAAACCTGTTCCGATTCCTCCCCGACCTTTCCCAGGCAACCGAGTATCGTGAACCTTTCTTGGGCGGCGGTAGTGTCGCCCTTGAGGTTACTAAGCGATATCCTGGTATAGATATTTGGGTAAACGATCTGTACGAACCGCTGTATAACTTTTGGCGTGTTCTGCAGGATGAAGGCGCAAGACTCCATGATACCCTCAATCAACTCAAACACAGACATTGCGAACCTGTTTCCGCTAAAGTCTTGTTCCTCGAAGCTAAGGAATATCTTGGACAGGATGTTCGTAAGACTGATTCTTTCCAGCGTGCTGTGTCTTTTTATATTGTTAATAAGTGCAGCTTTAGTGGACTCACTGAGTCATCTTCTTTCTCCCAGCAAGCGAGCGAATCTAACTTTTCCCTCAACGGAATTGCTAAGTTGAAAGATTACCAAGCGTTGATTGGTAACTGGCGTATCACTAATCTTTCGTATGAATATCTTCTAACGGACGATAAGAAAGTCTTTACCTATCTTGATCCTCCGTATGAGATTAAAGATAATCTCTATGGCAGGAAGGGATCGATGCACAAGGGATTCAATCACGATCACTTTGCTATCAAGTGTGACAGGTTCGTTGGACCGCAGTTGATTTCATACAACAACTCTCAACTGATCAAAGATCGGTTCAAGGGGTGGACAGCTGCTGAATTTGCACACACTTACACCATGCGCTCCGTAGGGAGTTATAATACAGATCAAGCAGAACGCAAGGAACTAGTCCTTTTCAATTATGAAGTGTGAAGTCCGTCTCTATGTCGCTGGCACTGTGTTCACCGAAGAGGTGATCACCCGCAACTACGAAGAAGCACGCCAGGTAGCACTGGCACGCAACCCTAACGCCAAAGTTCTTGGTGTCACTGCCAAGTTCAACTAATGTCAGGCATCAATATCCTCACTGCCGAGAAGCAGGTCCCTGTATTCATTCTGCATGTGGACCCTGAGCAGTGGGGACTTTCTGATGTCATCAAAAAACATAGGATCAAGCATCCAGAGTCCCACAAAAGCAATGTCAATGCATGGCATAGTGCATGGGATACACACAAAGTCAATCCCAAATTTAAACCAGTTGCCAAGCACATTGTAGAAGCATGTGAGTTTATCATGGAAGGTTACTATGATTACTTTGACAAACTAAAGTGCAAGGAACTATGGGCAATGCAGTATGATGTAGGTGACTCTGCTATGAGACATGCACATTTTCCATACACATTTGCCTGTGCATACTATGTCGATGTCGAAGATGGGTGTTCACCCATAGTTTTTGAAGGTAAACTAAAAGTACCTGCTGAGACAGGTAGACTGGTCATTTTTCCTGCAGGTTTGCAGCATGAAGTGCCACCAACAGACTCAAAGAGAACCGTTATTTCTGCAAATATATGTCTTACCAACTGAAAGATTATCTGTATTCAATCAACCAATCCAAGAAAAGCATTCTCGATGATGATTTTGATGCTGAGCGAGGTTATCCTCCTTACATTGTTAACAGGTGCCTCAGTTCTTTCACTGACACTATCCTTTATGTCAATGAAATGAATAAGTGTCCACATTTACCCAAAAAATTACAATATGATTTTTTGCTAAATAGTGTGAAACCTAGGAAGCGTTTCTCTCCCTGGGCTCGCAAAGATTCTATTGATAATCTTGAAGCGGTAAAAGAGTATTATGGTTATAATGACGATAAAGCACTCCAAGCACTCAGGATTCTTACCAAGGATCAACTAGATAAGATTACATATTCATTGAGAAAGGGTGGAAATAATGAGCGTCGAAACTGAAATCCAGTGGAAGCAAACTGACATGGTTGAAGTGGTTCTGAATGAACCAGATGATTTTCTTAAAGTGAGAGAGACGCTGACTCGAATCGGTGTGGCATCACGCAAAGAGAAGAAGATCTATCAGTCTTGCCATATCCTACACAAGCAGGGTAAATATTTTATTGTACACTTCAAAGAATTGTTTGCCCTTGACGGTAAAAAGACAAATCTTTCTTTGAACGATGTTCAGCGTCGTAATAGAATCATTCAACTTCTAGTTGATTGGGGTCTGGTTGGCATCGATGAAGATGCAAAGACTAAGATTGCTGATCTTGCACCACTTAATCAGATCAAAGTGCTTGCGTTCAAAGAAAAGGGTGAGTGGACGCTAGAAAGCAAGTATAATATTGGTAGAAAGAAGCAAGAGTCATAATGCCCGAAGTGAATTTGCAGGGCACCGTCAATGATCTGGTAATCAAACAGAGAAATTGCGACCCTAAACTACATCGATGGAAAACTTGGGAACCTAACACACCATTTGCACCGAACTTGGATGTTTCTTTGTACTTAGATAAGTACCAGGGAAATCTTGCGTCTAACTTAAAACGCATGATTGAGAAAGCAGGTATTGGTTCTTACAACGAACAACTATCTGGTAATAATTTTTTCGGTGAATGGACTAAGTACAATATTTTTGACTGGAAGGAATCATGTATCCAAGTTCTTAGGCATAAGATATATCAGTCATATGTGGATTACTGTAAAGCAATTGATGTTCCTGCACTAAACCGAGAAGATATTTTAATTCGTGGATGGGCGGTTCGTCTAGAACCAGGCGAACCGATTGGTATGCATTCACATTCTCTACATGAAAATACATTTGTCAGTGGCAACATGAGTCTGGATGACTATCCAACCAGCACTGACTATTGGATACCACTTTTTAGCTTGTATCATGGACCATATGAGTGTCCAAATAAGAAAGGAAATGTTGCTCTGTTTCCTTCATGGTTACAGCATGGAGTGGCAAATAATATGACAGGT